TTACATTAAAAGGATTATTTGGATTGGGAATATAAAAACTGCCCGTCAAATTTGATCCCAAATCAGTAATTAAACGAACCTGAGTAATAGTTGCTTCTGCTCCACTAGTTTCTCCCTTAAGAGTCATTCCAGATTCGACAAAACCTCTATATTCTCCATTTGCTTCATTGGATAATGAAAATGTGTCTACGTTTAAAATAGTTGAAGTAAATCCATATGATGCACCAAGAGTATTTCCATCATATGGATTTTGTCTAAACACTGCAGTAGGTGCATTATATGGACCTTCTCTATGATTATGTTGAGCAACTCTAAAGGTTATATTACCAATTGCATCTGGTAAAGGTCTTTGAGAAAAAGATGAAGCCATAAACCCAGTAACTTTTTCCCCAATCTGGAAAGCTCCTGATGTCATTGTAACTTCTAAAAGTTTTGGTACACAATACTTACTTACATTTTGTCCATCAAAGAAAGCATAAAGTCTAGTAAGAGGTTTCATTCTCTTAGAAATAAATTCAATATTTCTAGACCTCATGGTTGCGACTAAATCTCTACTAACAATTTTATCGCCAATAGATTCTGTATCAAACTGTTCAGTAACAATTGTTCTAGTTCCATCTCTGGACATTTCGTCCGTTTGAGTAGTTTCCCTAAAAGAATCTTGGATAGTATTTACAGTTGTAGTAACAGTAGTATCAGTAATTTCAATTACATTTATTCCAGCACGATTTGGAGCTCTACGTCTTATGGTCTCACTTTCTGAAGTTGTAACATCATTACTTTCACTTCTTTCGGTTGTCCAATCATTGTGCGTAAATCCAGTCCAATTTGTCTCCCAAGAATCCCATATGATAGGACCAAACCCAGTTTGCGGATCTAAACCTTCACTAATTGTTAATACCTCCATGGTATTTGAATAATTACCTTCAACATCAATTATTTTTGCATCCAATCTTACAGTATCGACCCAAGTATCTGATGCAGGATTTAATTCCATAGTTCCTTGCCAGAAACTAACCATAAATGGGGTCACACTTTCAGTTCTAGTTGCAAATATCTGTTTGATATATTCAGTTTCGCCGTAATCTAGAGTAATTATATCGTTAGTTTTTCTTACATTGATTCCATCAACTGACGCAAAGTTTAAATCTACACTTGGATCTCTATTTGTAACAGGTCCAAAAATCAAATCAATAGCATTAGTATAGTGTCTAGGTCTTAATTGACTCAGTTTTCTATCAATGCTGTTTTTAATTGGAAGTCTATCTTCTTGTGTTTTAAATGACTCAAAGTTGTCAACAAAAAATCCAGATTTAAACCTACTATTTCCTTGAGAATCAGGAACTAATAAATTTGAAGTGTTTATTTCTAAAAGAGAAAGAGATGTATAGTACTCAAGATTTTTAATTCTAGTATCAAGATTGCGGATATCTTTCATCTGATATCTCTTATGCTCTAAGAATTTCAAAGATGCCTGCTTTACATTGTAAAGATATGGAGGAAGATTTACTTCTGCAATCTCCAAACCATCATCAATGGGATTAGGTCTTTGTGGGGATTCTGCAGGATCCCCATAAATTATTTGAAATTTTCCATACTTATTTAAAAATACTCTATCAATTCTTCCAAGATAATAAGTAAATTCTGATAAGAAAGATTCATTAGATGCTAGTATATTTGCAGCAGAGTTTCCAGAGCCATCAAAATTTCTACCATAAAACTCTAAAGGAGATCTTGTTCCTTCTGCAACAGTATAATCAGAAACTCTAGGTCTAATATCAATAATATCAGTATTTCTGCTACTGTTAATAGATTGAATTTCAGTCGAATAATTAAAATTCCTGTAAGAATCTACTGTTGTAAAATCTCCAGTATCAGTTGACTCATATGATCCGCTTGAGAAATATATTTTTATTTTTTTAGATGGTGCTTCTATACCTTTTTTTCTAGTAATAAATCCTTGATCATAAAATGTGCCTTGCTGCCCACTATTGAAAGTAAAGTTTGAACTAATATCAAAACTATTGGACTCTATAGTAGAAACTTCTGCTTGTATACCAGAATCTTGGAAAGTTACGGTTTCTCCTTCTTTAAAATCAGTTGCATTTTTATAAATGTATGATATTTTAGAAGAATCTATTTTTTCAATAATTATTGCATTAGCACCTGATAAATTCCCAATAAAAGATTCTCCAACTGACAATTCTGCTATTGTTGTAGAATTACTAGTAATAGTAGTAAAATTAATTTTTGGTGCTGATGGATTAGAATTTCCTTCTGATTCAAAAATGGCATGAATCTGAATAATATCAGGAGAATTTAGAGAAATTGTATTATCTTGAACTCTTGTTCCGTATGGGTAGTTTCCATAAGTCAATCCATTATTTAATGTTGTTGATCCTGCACCAGAACCTTGATTTTGAGATTTGTCAACAAGAACACTTTTTACAAGATTTTTAATTTTTACTTTTGATTTTGGTTTTGCTTTTCTTAAGGTTGTAATAAGAGTAGATCCAGTATCATTACCACCAAGACCATAAATTTGTAGCGTAGTTGATCCATTTGATAATGATATTTTATCAGATGATAATGCCTCAGTAGTACCATCCGATCTTACTAATGCATATCTTTCATCATCAAATGGTAAGAAAGTTTCATTTACACCAGATTCTACATTAGATGATAACTGCCCTGATGCTATATTGACTGTAAATGTTTTTCTAATTGAAATTTGAGCATTTGTCAAGTCAATATCAGAAATATTTTCTTTTGGCAAAGGAGTATATAATGTATCATCTGAAGATGTTGCCAGTTTTGTTGTTATAAGTTGTAGATCATTTACTTCTACGGTTGATCCAAAGTTAAAACTTTGATAAATTCCGGGAACTGATGTTGGTTGTGATATAACAACATTATCTCTTCCAACACTTTCAACTATTCCTATTGTTTTTTCTAAACGGCCTGAACCAACTTGACTAAACTGAAGGATATTTCCAATTTTAATAATTCCAGGAAAATTGGAATTTGTGCTTTTTACAGTACTAACTCCAGGACTTCCGGAAGTAGCACTTATTGTGGCAATACCAATATTTAAAGTTGGAGATTGAACTACATCAGCACTAAAGGTGCCTATGCCAGATAATCCAGTTGTTTCATTAATTGGTCCATATACTGATTTGACATCAGACATACTAAATGCTGACACACCAATAGCAATTCTTCCGTTTGAAATGCCATCAAACTCTAAACTTTCATTTTGTACAAACTCTCCTTGAACTTCGTATATACTTAATACTGTTCCACTTGAAACTGCATTTTTTAAAAATCCAGTTGCCCCACTGTTAGAACCTTTGACAAAAGTTGGAACACTTAAAGTAATTGCTTGATTAAGAGTTAAACTTGTAATTGGTTGAATATCATACAAAGATATATTCCACTCATTCAGAGAACTATTACTTGTATTATAAGAACCAGATTCTAATCTATAATCATAAACTCTTGCAATACCAACTTCTGTTCCAGGTGCTGTTGTATCTGTAGTAAGTCCAACCCTAGCACTTCTCAGACTAAGAACATATGTATTACCAATACCTATACTTGGTGATCTAAATGTTCTATTTAATTGTAAAGTAGGTCCAGTATTATAATTAATTGATTGATCTACTAGAGTTTTTGTTGTTCTTGGTTTTACAACATCAATAAAAGTAGGTGACAAAGTTTCAATGTCATATCCTCTAACAAGAGCTCTGCCTGGGGGAAACTTATATACTATTGAATTTTCTGATGCAATTTTTCCACCATATGTTAGTTGCCCTTGCTCAAAAACACCACCATTTCCTTTTCCATTATTTAAAGATTCTAAAACAGAAACACTAAAAGCTTTTACATAATAATCTCCAGATTCTGCATATGTTCTTGACGCCAACATATCAACTAATTCAAGTGCTCCTGGTCCTCCACCAAGATCATTTGATTTTCTTGGAGTTTTTAAAGTTCCATCTTCAATAATTGCCAATTCAACAAATTGGTTGTCATTATAATCTGTTAAAGATTTTTTAAATAATCTAACTGAAATTTTAAATCTATCAGCACCAGGTGCTGAATAGTTATTATATCCCTGAGAATTATCATTTAAACTTTCATCTAAGTCAGAATTTATTATTTCTTCGTTAACAAATAAACCTATTCTGTATGAGGGTATAGTAGTATATTGATCTAAAATTATAAGTTCAGTTTTAACATTTACAAAATTTCCATGAATAAAATAAATACCTTCCTGAATTTGAAAAGATGACCCTGTTTGTGCTGCATTAGATACTAAAGTAGTGGCAAATGGCGTTCCAGCAGAAATTGATGAATTTCCAAGAAGACCAGATTCAATTGTAGTATTGCAAGTTATATTTTCCCCGTCAGAAAATGTTTGAGTAGAATTATTTTCTAAACTAGAATTTAAATAATTAATATATAATGTTAAATTTCCTCTTTCAGAATCTTCAGGTAAAAGAATTTTATCTACAACAGCACTAACTCCAGATGTTTCTCCACTAATTTTTGTTCCTAAAAGTTGCTCTACATATGCAGATACTGGAATTCCTAAGTAATTATTTTGTAATTGTATGCAGTAGTAACTACTATTATATCCAATATTTCCCGGAATTACTTTAGCACCTTCTTTGAAAAAATGCTGACCAAATTTTTCAATTTGATTTTGAAGAATTGACTGCAATCCAGTTAATTCTCTAGCTTGTACAGGATATCCTGGTTTAAAGAGAATCTTATGATAATCGTTGGCAGCATCAAAGTCGTCAAAATATGGAGCTACATTTAAATTTGTTTGCTGAGACATAATTCTTTAAAACTGCAAAATAATTTTGATATCTTCTTTTTGATTTACTGATCGGGTGATAGCAGGACGATTATCAACGTAAATAATATTTCCTGTATGTTTTTTGACTTCTGGACCAGAAACCCCATTTGTAAATGATTGACCAAGATAATATGTCCTATTATTTATTACTGTAGAGATACCAGTAAAAGAGGTGTCAATCGCAAGATTTGATCCTGACGATGGAACAATTGTCAAACTACCTCCAGTATCAGGAGATGCTGTAAATTCTTTTAGTTGATATCCATATGTTGGATTTGTAATTCCAATTCCTGCAGTTGTAAATCCAGCAAGAGACCTATCTTGCCAATATTTTAATACTCCAGTAACTTGATTATAACTTATTACTCTTCCAACAGCTGTTGATCCTGTTGAAATAGTTTGTTCAAAATATGAATCCGCAGTAAAAAGTGCAACACTATACCCGATACCAGTTAATCTAATAGCATTAAGAGCACTTGCTTTATCTACTGTTAATATAGATCCTGCAGTAACTTTTGGATTTTCTACAACACCAACTCTTGCTATTTGGTTACCGATTATAAAATCGGGATTTTCATTATCATTTTCAACTCTACTATAAAGAAGAATATTATATGCGCCAAGTTCTCTATAAATGTCTGAACCATGACCACCTTGGGGAGTCATAATTGGATTAAAAGTAGGTGTTGTGCTAGAAGAAGGTATACCACCAGCACTTAAATCAATACTTGCATAAGTGTATCCCGATCCTTGACTTGAAACAATTACGTTAGAAACTTTAGAATCTCCACCAATTGTTATTGAACATTCTGCTCCAGATCCATCACCACTAATAGGGACTCTAGTATATGTTTGGTTAGCAGTTCCTACTCCAACTCCGCGATTTGTTATTGTTACAATTTTTATTGAACCATCGATAGCATTATCTCTAACTGGCGCATTTTCTGTTGATGTTAACCAATTAGCAGGAACTGGCATAAAATCAGTTGATTCAAATTTTACAATTTCACTGGGTTTGATAGTATACAGATATTTCCAAATATATCCATCTCCACTAGCACCTGCACTTCTTGGTTCTAAATCGGTAAAAATTGGCTCATCTAAAGATGGTTTGCCTAATGGAGTATCTGGAGTTATTCCATTGCGAAGACAAATATAAACTCTATAATCACTATTCATTACATAATATGCTGCAGAATATAGATTTGTCGCTCCAGAAACTGCTGCAGAATTAGAAAAACTATAATCATGCCTATACATATCATAAGTTGTTCCAGATGCCCATACTCTTTTAGGAACTACTTGTCTAATATCTTGAGAGTTAATTTTTTTAAGAGCGACCATAGTATCCCAATAATCATTCTCTTGAGAAAAATTATCTACGGGTGCTGGCGGAGCTGAATTCCAATTTTCATTATAATCTGTAGGATTTGGTAACCCTACAAAGGAATAATAAGAATTGCTACTAGAGGTTACCTCTGCAACAAATTTCTTAGCATTAAGTATTCTAATTTGATCAGTAATTATTGCAGACATTTGCCATTAATAATGGAGTTTTTTTCTATTTATCAGACATTAAACATCATAATTTTTTGATCTTAATGGAACAGATCTTTCAATTATCAAACCGGTTGAAATTCCAACCACACCATTTTGAGTATATGCGGGGTGAGTTACAATTCCAATTCTTGATTTTAAAATAATTTTACCCCAACTATATGATCCAAATCCACCAGTTCCAATAAATCCTTGAGGATATGGTGATGTGAATGAGTCATCAACTTTAACAAAAACTCTCCTACAAACAGTTGTTCCAATTCCAACCCCAGTGCTATTAAATCCTGTTATTCTCATGACATTTTCAACATTGTCAACAACATATACATTATCAACAAAAGTTGTGCCAACTCCAACAGTATTTCCATTATTGTCTAAAGAAGTTACATTTCTTTCGGGATTTGGATTAGAATCTGTAACTACAAAATAATCAAATTTAGAAAGACCACTTAAAGTCGATCCAACTCCAACAACACCTCCAACAATACTTGCATCTCTCAATTGAGAATCGAGTGGGATGTGCAAGTCAAAGATAAAGGATGTTGTGACTCCAATAGTAGTTGTTCCAAATCCAACAATAACACCAGAGTCCCCTGCAAACAAATCTACGGATCTTTCTTCAATAGCAACCATTGATGGTGGAGATATTAAAACTACTGGAGGTTTTGATGATGTATATCCTGTACCAGCATTGGTTATAGTTAGACCAGAAACCACTCCAGAAGCGATTGTGGCGCTTGCTGTAGCAGTTGTCCCCCCACCGACTACCTGTTGCGCTGTTCCAGCAATACTGACGGTTGGTGTGGTAGAATATCCAACTCCACCATTAGAAATTACCAAAGACGTAATAGTTCCACTATCAGATACAACAGCTGTAGCAGAAGATCCAACTAGATTAGTTTGTGGGACAAGTTTAACTTTTTTCTGGAAAAGAACATTAACATTACTTTCATTTTGTGCATCAAACATAGGTCTCAATCTATCAACGTATATTGATGTTGAACCTATACCAACCGATTTGGTGATGTATGCATATGGATGGATAACTGGTTCATAAAGTCCCCTATCTTTTGCAACTCTTTGCAAGTCAATTAGCAAATCTGCAGTTTGTTTACACCAAACAACTGGTCTTTCTAATGTTTCATCTTCAGATAATCCTGAACCAAAATATGGAAATGTTTGAACTTGGTCTGTAGAATCAATTCTAGTAACTTTCCTAGATGATTCTTGCAAAATATGACTTTGACCCAATTTAGTATCATATCCAATAGTAAGATCATCACCAATTTTTACACTTTCAATTGTGTCTCTAAAGATAACATCTTGACCATCACCACTTCCTTTGTAGAAAATTATTTGACAAGTATCTCCAACTTTAGGAGGTTCTGAAAATGTTAGTATACTGCCGCCAGTAAACTTATATCCTTCTCCTGGAACTTGAAGAATATTATTAACCAAAACTATTACAACTTGTTGGACATCAATTTTAGATCCTCTTGCAGCTCTAATTGATACAATGAATCCCTCTTTTGATAAATTAAATGCTTTAGTTTCCCCATCAAATTTATCAGAAATATCATCTAAAGTTTCTAGGAATCCAAGTGTCCAAGCACCAAATTCATCAGATAAAACATTTTGAACTGTTAATTCAAAATTATTAAACGTTCCTGATGTTGGTATACCAGTTGTACTACCTGTCGATACTGTAAGTTTTTGTCCAAGTAAATATCCAGCTCCAGTATTTTTAACTGTAAAGTCTATTACACTAGAACCTTGTCCAACTATTATATCAACTGTAGCATTTACACCAGATCCAGATGTTCCAACATATTCCAAAGGAATGTTTGTATATGATAATGGATTATCAAAATAAAGATTTAATGGTTTGTTGACTTTGCCACATCTAGTATAGAAGTGTTGAACTGTAGAAATTCCAGTTTGAGTAATAAAAGTAGTATCGTCAACAACTCGCAATACAGAAGAACCGCCAGATGCTGGATCTGTTCCACTGATAGATCTGTTTTTATGTCTAGGTGCTATAATTGCACCTTGAACAGTTCCACCACTTTGATAGAATGTTGGAATTGTAGAAACTCCCGTATTCGCCACAAACTGAGTAGAACTTAAAATTTGTGTAATTTGAACTCCACAGTATGCTGGATCAGTTGTTCTTGGATAAGTATGTGTTGAACCACCATTGTCAAGTCCACAAGTCATTCCAATTCCAGTCAGTAAAACATCTTTCCCGACTAAGAATTCGTGAGCAGCTGATGTAGTAACTGTAGTAACACCAGATGTATTATCATACAAAACATTTGTTATAGTTTTTGATGGAGAATATGTGCAAGTAAATGCAATTCCTGAAAGAATTATTTCTTCACCAATAGTCAATCCATGAGCAGTTGAAGTAGTTACAGTTGTTATTCCTGTTATAGAACTATATCCAACATTACTAATTGATTTTTCTGCATAGAATTCGGAATAAGTATTTGCAATTGATACTGAAGTTGATATATGTCCAGTTCCCTTGATGATAGTTGCAATACCTACATGATATAAAGATGTTTCTACTCCAACACTAGTTGAACCTGCATTAACATTTACAATACCAAACTTGGGTTCGGTAATAACAATTGAAACCTGAGTTCCTCTATCCATACCGAGAGAACTAGTACCTCCGGTTCCAATCCTAACGAAGGTATTTCCAGTGGAAACAATTGGAGTTGGTTGTATATAAGTTCCGATAGCAATGTTGCATGAGGTACTATCATCGAGTAGTAAATTGACAATATTAAATACACTATTTGAATTATCAAGATAAATTTCTGTTGAACCAATTCCAACAGAAGTAGATACATCTGTTAAGATCTCAATCCTATCTGATGCCCTGTATCCACTACCAGTATTGGCAACACTTATGGATTGTATAGTTCCAGCAGAGGACACAATTGCTGTTCCACCAGCAGATACTAATGGTTGATATCCAAGACCTTCAGTGGATCCAACAGAAGCAAGAACACCACCTAAAGGTATACTTGCGGTGTTAGCATCTGTTGGCGTTGATGAAGCTGCACCAACAAAAGATATAGTTGTTTTACCTGAATCTTCTGTTAAATTATAATTTTTTGTTTCTCCTGGTTCTTGTAAAATATCATTGATTAAAATAATGGCATTTTGTGTAGATATTCCAGTGACATTACTAGATTCATTTTCTTTCAGAGTAAATACTCTATCTGTTCCATTAAATTGAGTTGACAGACTATCATAAATTCTATTCGTATTATAGGTTTCATTAGTAGAGTTTTCTATACCAGATCTTGTAAATACTCTTCCTTGGAAAGAAGAACTTGTAGATATTCCAGTCCAATCTCTTTCATCCGGTGGAGATGAGGTTGTTCCAATTGGTGTATTTCCATAAGGAGCTTCGTAGAAAGTAATAATATTATCTACAATGTTATAATTACCTTCAACTTTGGTGATTACATCATCAGTTTGAGCAGTTCCAATTCTAGTGCCCATCCATCCTCTACGAACTCTTACAAAGTTTGTGCTACCAATTCCAATACCTTCTATCTTCATTATTTCATCATTAACTTTAAATAGATCGGATCCTTTAAATGAAGTTATTCCAGAGAATGCTACTATATCAGAAACTGAAGTTAAGTTTGTGGAAAGTCCAGTAGTTGTTCCTGTAGAAACAATTGGAGATTGTATCATATTATCAATCGCTACCAAACACTTAGTATTTTGGTTTTTAGCAATAAATCTATGAGAAGTTCCAATACCAACACTTTCCAATTCTAATGCAATAGGAAGTGATGCCAACGCATTTGTTGCAGAAGTGGCAAGTTTAATTTTATCATCATCAACTTTAATGACAAATATATCCTCATTAATTGGCAAAAATGTTGTGGAACCTGCACCAGCAAACGTTGTTTCTGCAATTCCAACTGAAGAAGTTATTCCTCCGTTACGATCATATCTAACTGCCTCACCACTTACATAGAAGTGATTTGGAATATTAATAACATTTTTTGTAAGATCTATGATAGAACTATCATTTGCAAGAAAATACTTTTCAAATATTGGAGATTCTAAGTGTGTTAGATCAAAAGATCTCATTAAGGAAACGTGTGTTCCTTCATATTCTGAAGAATTTGAAACTATCATTCCATTTTCAAAAGAAATTTGATCTCTAGAATCATCTTCAATTTTTAATCCATTTTTAAACACTTTTGCCTGAACAGCAATACCTGCATTTGGAGTAAATGTTAATTCTGCACCACCACCGGCAAGAATTCTAGATCCAATAGTTCCAAGACCGGCATAAGTCGAACCATTACTGGCATCAATCATACCATATTCAGTATCATAAGTTCTAATTCTTTCATAGTCATCATCGGTGACCAAAACTTCACTTAAAGTATATCTCTTATTAGTTGTGTCAGAAATTTGAACAAGAAAATATGCTGCGTCATAATCCAAATTATATGCAGATATTGTGTGTATACCAGGAGAACCGGAGGAAGCAATATTTGTAGATCTTGCATCAATTTCAACATGTTTCATTGCAGTAGTTCCAATTCCAGTTGAAGAATCACTACTAATTGCAACTTGAATTGTATTTACGGTTACAGCAATTCCAGTAGTTGGAATAAAATCAACCTTAATATTTGTTCCACTAATATAAGGATAATAAGTTCCAAAACCTATTCCAGTAAAAGGTCCAGCACCACTAGTCGTTAATTCGCCATAATCGAGCATATAAACTTCAGAATCATCATGAATAAGATTGAGTTCGTCAAATTGATATTCATTATTTGTTGTATCTGATACACACACAAGAACTTTTGCAGATCTATATGTGTTTGCTAAAGAAACTATAGTTTTATCACTTGAGGATGAAGTTATTGTTCCAATACTACTTGTTTGAATCTCAACAACTCCGCCAAGACTTACTGTAGTTCCAATACCAATTACATTATCATCTAATTGATATGCTACAGATGTTATTTCATAATTATTAAACTTAGTTAGATTGGGGTAAAAAATTAATGATCCATCAGTTCCGTTTATTAAGAAATCGAATGATCCTAATTCTTTTTCACTTTCAACTCTACCGTATTGATTAATATAACCAAAACGATCATCATGCAGGAGATCAACAACCATTAATTGTCTCTCCGCAAGGAATCTTTTATCCCTTAAGAAAATAAAATATTTAAGTGCTCTATTTTGTTGAGTTTTAAAACTATCAATTTGAACAAATGTTGTGGATCTTGGTTCACTATTGAATTGTGAACTAATATCATCTATTCTAATAGCTCTATTGCCAAAAGATTCAAAATAATCTGTTAAAATTGTGCTAGAGAATATAATCTCGTCAGAATAAATTGTTCCACTAACTGTTCTAGAGTTTTCTTTTACCAGATCAAAATTATAAACACAATTTAAATCAGCAACTCCATATATTGAGTTAGTAATATCACTATAACTCAAAGGTGGTTTAACTTTCATGCTGTTTGCGTCAACTTCGCCACGTTCTGCTGGAGTTTCAAATTGTAAATCTGAGAATTTTTTAAATCCAGAAGTATGATTTGTTGCGCTAATTACTTCATTCCAAGTATCAAAATCTACTCTAGATTTTAAAGAATATGAGAAATTTTGATAGTAATCACTATCTTGAATTCTTTGTATATTTGTATTGAGGAATCCAGAATCACTGAAAGATCCTTTTACAACTTTGGATGTTGGGCCAAATTCAATAACAGAATCAAAAGTTGTAACTGAAGATGCTATTCCTTGAGTACCAGAAGAAAGACCTTTTATCAATTCACCTACTTTAAAGTTTTTATTTGTAGATACTCTTAAAATTCCTTTAATATTATCCCAACTTTCTATAATACCAGATGTATTATCCGAAACAACTACCTCTTCTTTTAAAAAGTTATTATTTTTAAGTTCAATCTGGAATTGGGGAAAATCTCTATTAGAAATTACTCTTGGTGAAGAATTAAAAGGATCAAATTTGCCTGGAAGTTCTCCAGGTTTTAGTAATCCCTCAAGACTATATGAGAATGTTCCCCCAACTCCACCAAGATTTTTATCAACGGCAATAATAGAAAATAGTTTATAATTGTACGCATCAGAGTTATATCCTCTTGCTGTTGATCCAATCCCAACGCTTACATTTTCAATCAAGACTTTATCACCAACCTCAACCGGGAACCTATCACCCAAACTATACCCAGTTGATAAACCAACAGTAACTTGATTAGTTTCTGTATTAAAACCAATTGTGCTAATTCCACATCCATTATTATTGTGGATAGGAATTATGTTAGGTTTGGTATTACTTACACCTTTTGTATTGTTAATAATAGTTACTTCTGTATCACCGATTTTATACTTCAGATCAACATCAGTTACAACTTGATTAGTTTTTCCGTCTATGACTACAAGATCAGGTGAAAAAGAATATCCAAATCCATTAGAACTTACTCCAATAAAATTAAATGATTTTAAGGATTTTATTTCTATTAAATTTGGAAGAGAAGCAGTTGGTCTTAATGTATTATCTGTTGGAAAATCAAATCCAATATTTTTGATTTCAGTTTTATTAATTTTACCTATAGAAGTACTCGAAGATTCTAATATAGCTCCAACACCAGATTCAGAATTAACTAATGTAACTGCAGGTAATGATAAGTATGATCTCCCTGAATTTATAATAGATATCTCCGTAATTGGTCCTTTTGCATGGACACAATCAGTTTGATAATTAATATCAGAAATAGGTGCTGAATATGAAGATTTTTCTGGATATTCTCTTAATGTATAAGAGAATGAAGTTCCTACAGAGGCTCCAACTCTATGTTTTCCATTAAATTTACTATCAACAATTAAAATTTCATTATTTAGATATACATCAGAATCAACTTTTACTTCAGATTTGGATACCGGTATGTTATTCTTGTATACTGGATCTAATTTATAATATAATTTGTCAGGAGTTTCTTCATTAACGACTATTGTTACTTTAGCACTAGCATCAATTCCTGGTTCCCCACTTCTTCTTACATCAAATTGTTTTCCATCAGTAATTTTTCCATTATATTTGTTAGTAAAATTGCTATCATAATATAAATTAAACTCAAATGCAGGATAACTTATCGACTCTTTTTCATATGATAAACTATTACTTGAAACATTAATATCAACAATAGAATCTCTATAAAATTTTATTGGTGGGTTGATTGGATTAATTGATCCACCCGATCCTGTGCTAGCAATTCCTACTGTATTTGGAATTTTATTAGTAGCACCATAGAAAGTTTCTGATAATTTAAAAGTATTTTCATCTATTGGAGCAACATAATAAACTCCATTATTAACAAGTCCTATCGAAGGATTAGTGCTGTTTGTATAAACAACCTTTTGTCCAGAAACAAGTTTGTGATTGTCAATAGTAATAACATTTGTTGTGGTATTAATACCAGTTGAACCATATGTTAATGGATTGATAATAAGATTTCTATTAAAATCATTATACTCTAATGAAAAACTAGAACTAAGTCCTGGATTTATTTTTGTATATACATTATGCCCAACACGCAATTCATGGGGTTCATCTGTAGTAACTGTCACCAGATGCCTATTAATTTCACCTTTTATTACCTCATAGTTTGTTTTGAGACTATGATAAGAACCAGTTCCAATACCAGTAAAAATTAAAGTTGTGATTGATGTTGATGCAATTCCAACAAATATACCAGTTTTGGCAAGTCCAACTCTAACTGTAGATAATCCAATTAAATTTTCAGATACTTTGGCAACGAAGAAAGATTCCCCAAAATAAGTAAGTGGCACACCCACATTAGTTGCATCCGATACACTAATTGCAGATCCGACCTGAGAGGAATATGTTACTCTATCTCCAGTTTTTAAATTGTGATTTGGTATAAAAAGTGTTTTATATGGAACGGATATAGTTGTAGTTCCTATTCCTGAAGAATTTTCAACTGAAATAGTAGTTCCTATTCCAACTGATCCTGTTGCAACAGTGTGCAATGGATTAAAATATATTTGTTTATTTTTTAAATTGTCAAATGTAGTATTGATCCCAGAACTGTTGGAAACAAAGAATTTTCTTTGGTTTACTGTAAGTCCAACTCCAACAGTGTGCGATACACCAACAACTCCATTAGTGGCTCTTAAAACTCTAATTCTAGATAAATTTGGTTCAACGTTTAAAACCTTTACTTCTTCAGATCCAATACCGACAATGTCATTTTCTCTAATGTTTAAAGGAGAAAGGTCTCCAGAAATTTTAAAATAAGTTACTAAACCTGTGTGTCCATCACCAACTGCTCCAGGTTCTCCGACAGTTCCAATTCCAGAAGATGTTGTTCCAATTCCAGATAATGAAAATGATTGGCGAGGCACTCCTATTGGCAATAAATTTAATAAGTTAATTGTTGATGTTGTTATTCCTGTAATTGAAACTAAATCACTATTTTTAAAATTGTGTGGATTATCACAGATTATCAAATATAAATCCTTAGATTGTGGATAAATTTCAACATTACTAATAGTGCTAGTAGCTACACTAACATTATTTACAGATTTTCCAAGAATTTTTGATACTTTCGCAGCAACATCAGAACCATCTGTTCCAAAATCTTGGAATACTAATGGATCATTTACTTTATAATTGTTTCCACCAGTCAATATACCAATAGAATCAACTCCACCCCTATAAACTGATTTTACTTCAACCTTTTGATTTAAATTATTTGGTAATGAAAGGTAGTCATATGTTTCTTTTCCATCAAAATAATTATAAGGATCAGTATTTTTAATTAGATTTGTTTTATTTAAATCATAACCATCTTGGTTAGATATTTTTTTAAAATTAAACTCATCTGGTTTTGCATGATAATTTTCCCCAATCAGGTATGGGAACACGGGTCTCTTATAACCCAAAAATGGTTCTTCGGAATCTGGGACTGATGGGTCAATAGTTGCAAAATAACAATATGTTCCTTGCGGATATTCTGGAGTTACGCAATGTCTTCCATTATTTTCATCAAGAACTGATTCGTCATTAACATACCTATATGCAAAATCTTCTATAAAAAATCCTGGGGAGAAAATCTCAAGAGGTGGTCGATTATCTTTTAAAGCTGCCTCCTCAATATATCCACTTTTCATTTGAACAATTGATCCACCATTTAGATTTGAATATCCATATGGACCATAAATTGGATGTCCGTCATAAGACCAACCTATTATTGGAGAATGGTTGGTTGATTCAGTTTCTCCATCAACATTTTTTCTTAAATCATATTCACCATAAAGTTTTTCACCTTCTTGATTGACCGCAAAAACCATTTCTCTTAGTTTTCTTGGTGCATAAATGTGAGAATATTGTAATCCAAATTCTTCATTTAATCCCACATCAACAAACCCATCATCATTGGAAATGCTATTAAAATGTTTTTGGAAAAGATTAATTTTCCAACTTTGAATATTTGCACTTAAATTAGCATCATTACCTGGAGAAAGAACAGTAACATTTGTCGAATTTTCAGAATATCCACCCCCATGTTGAATAATTTTTATTGAATCAATTCCACCATTACCATCCATGATAGGGGTCAAAATTGCACCAACACCCTCTCCATCTATTCTAATATCTGGAGGAGAATTATAATTTTTTCCTGAATTTATTACAAATACTTCATCAATTCTTCCATTATTAATTACAGATTGTAATCTTGCCCCCTCTCCACCAGAAGCAATGACTTGTGGTTTTTTGTCTAAATTTATAATTTCAGAAGAACCATATCCAACACCATGGTTAGTCAAATTAACTGATGTTACTTGTCCTCTAAAAATTGGTTGAATGGAAGCTTTAAAAGTTTCATTTCCTATTGATGAAATTCCAATTTTTTCAGTTAAAGTTACAACTATTTCTGGATAATTAAACGCATGAGTTCCAACACCTACAGATGAAATATCAACAATTTGATTAGTTTTATAATAAAATTCTTTATCAACTGTAGATATTCCAACATTAGTTAATTTAAAGTTATCATTATCAACTTTAACTACATAATATTCTGTTTTATCTACTAATCCAGAAATTGGAGTATCACCTGCATAATATTTTATAATTTCTCCAGATTTATAATCATGATTTTTTATAGTAATTTTATTTTGTGACGTACTTATTCCACTTACACCACAGGATTTTTTCTTATTCTCATATCCAGTTCCAGAAGAAACAAGATTAATTGCCTCTATAATTGATTTTTTATTGAAGGACCTAAATTTATGGATACCTACACCATATTTTGTTAATTCAACAGTATTAATTCCTACAAGAGCATCACTTAAATTTTTATGAAGTTTTATTTTAGTATTTGTTACTGAAGATATGTGGTATGTAGAGTCTGTTGTTAACCCTGTAATACCATCTTGTCCGCTTGTTTCATATACTACTTTTTCTCCATTTTTAAATTTGTGATAAGTAGAGAATCCAATTGCACTTAAGGTTCCTAAACCTACTTGGCTAGAAGTTGATTCTGAATAAAATGAAACTCTATGATCGACAAGTTTCATACTTACAGAAACTTTTGCACCATCTCCATTTCCACCAGTAATTGAAATTGTAGGAGTTTCTGTGTAATCAAATCCTGGATTTATAACTCTTATTTCTCTTAGAGATCCTGAAACAGAAATATCTCCTGTTGCACCTGTACCTACAGGATCAAATATTACTAATGATGGTGGAAAGATAATATCGTAATTTGATCCTGAACTTAAAACTTCAATATTTTCTATTTTTCCATAATTTATTTGTTCTTTTGATTTATAATTTAAAATTTCAACACCATTTACCAAAATTCCAGTATGTCCTGGAAGTGTTTTTGTCAATTTTCCAGTATGTTGAGCAATTTTAGGAATTTTTCTAATTAATCTTTGAGAATTAACAGATTTGTCTTTAAATTCATATATGAATAATTTGTTATCTTTAACTGTAACAGAATCACCACCGGTAACAGCATTTGTAACCGATAAAAATATATTGTTATAAAGATTAGTTAAACTTTTTGATAATTTTATAGTAGTGCTATTTACTTTCTTAACATAATACAGACCTTCAGTAAACTCTGATCCTAAAGAGGTTCCTACAACTACGTTTTCTGAAATTGTTCTATTAGGATTAATTCTTGTTTCAACAACTCTTTCTGCTTCATAATAAACCCTATCACCTGTTTGAAAGAAATGTTTTCCTAATGGTGTAATCTCTAGTTCTTCTCCAATAAAATCTCCGGAAAATATTACAGACCTATCTGGTGTATTTGTTGGAGAAGAATTATAATTAGGAATTGATGCTGAAGCGACCATCATGTGATCACCACCATCATAAACTCCCTGAACATTGGCAGAATATAATCTAGTTGTTTCTAGGGTATTTGATATTCCTTTTGAAATATTTTTTTCAATTGTATAATTTGACAGAGTATCAAGTACTCCTTGTCCTTTTATCTGTATAGATTTTTTAGAGGTAATCCCTGTTACTGACGCTTCATTTGAAGTATTATTCTTATCGATTAAATTTAATACATCTCCAACATTATAGTAATGATTATTATTTAAAATAACTTTATATGTGTTATCAGAAGAATCCAATAACTCAACACTTTTTACCGTATGCTTGGATGCAGTATTATAAATCCAATTATTAAACCTAAAATCGTCTACTAAAAGATTTCCAAGGCTTTTGATGTTTATAACATCGTTAGAAGCGTAATATCTTGTGTTATCTGGAGTAATATATTTTTTTAAAACCGAATTAATTTTAACTTTTATTATTTCATTTTGATCTTTAAAAGATCTACCAAAAGCATACGTATTAATTCCAACTTCAGAAGCATTTTCAATATTTCCTTCTACATTTGTACATCCATAAAATTCTGTTACTGATTTTGAGGTATAAGAAACTACTCCAACACTCAAATCGGTATATTTTACCGTTAATTCTCCAGTTTGTCCAAAACCAACAGTAGAATCTACAGTAAATATGGAAGATCCTGCTGAAACTTGTCCTATAACTTTTGTTTTTGGATGAATTTTAAAGTTTCCATAAAGTGCTCCAGTTACATCAATATCTCTGTCATATCCACCATCCAAACTCAATACATAAAAGTTTTTATCACCAGTTAAAGAATCAATTTTTTCAACTCTGGTTACAGGAGCAAGTGATTTTTCAAAGGAAATTCCATATTCATATGAATTTTGATATAATGTTGCTTGATCTAAATCAAGAGGATCTCCTTCTAATGCTTCTACAACTAAATCATTTGTAATTCTAAAATCTGAATTAGACGGGGTAAATAAGTAATCTTTTGGTTTTATTATTGATACTTCTCTACCATATAATGCTTTAAATAAAATTTCAAAGGATCTGTCTGTTCCTCTAGTTGCATAAAAATTCTTTGCTTGTTTTACAAACAAATTTTCATTCAAATTTGGATCTAATGCTCTTGTATCAATTAAAGGTAAAAGTTGTTTTTTTGTTTTCTTTAAAAATTCTTTAAGAAAAAGATTACTTAAATTCTGAATAGTTGTTCCAGATTTATGTTCTTCACTTACAGATTGAGTAAATAATGAATTTTCTATATTTGCATCAGAGGTATATGAAGTTATACCAACAAAACCTCTTATGCATCCAGTAAATTCTAAATTAGTTTTTCCAGTATATGTAATAACCTCATCACCAATCTTTAACAATCCATAAGAATCTGGAAAACCATAAGTGCCGTTTGAATTTGGCCCATATGCAGCAGTTATTGTTTGATCATTAATATCAATATCGTCTCGTAAAATTGTAAAGTCTACTAATTTAGTAGTTTCATCTAATTTGATATATTTGTCAATACTCTCAATTAGATCAATTGGAGCCCCTTTAAATTCTTGAGCAAGATAATATTGCTTTAAAAATTCAGAAATCAGAGGAAATTCTTCCCTTACA